GCTGGAAAGTAAAGGATTTCAAGAATTACAGTTCACCGAAGGTCGTCGATACATAGTCCGAGCCAATAACTCAGCTGGTCGAGGTATTGCCGCACCTGAAACTATCCATCTCGACGAAGCTCGCGAATATAAAGATGAAGATGTCTGGTCTGCCTTGCGTTATACCCAAATGGCTAGCCCTAATCCTCAAATATGGGTTTACTCCAATGCTGGAGATCAACACTCGATAGTCTTAAACAAATTACGCGAGCGAGCATACGCCGCTATTCACGGCGGCTCTGACGATATTGGCTGGTTCGAATGGTCTGCACCTAACGGATTAAAATTTGATAACTCACCGGACTTTTGGCTAGGTGTCTGCCAAGCTAACCCGTCACTTGGTTACACAGTCCATCCGGACAATATCCGCGCCGTATTGTCAGACCCCGAAGATATTGTGCGCACAGAAGTTTTATGCCAATGGGTTGATACCATCAATCCAGTCATTAACCCGTCTCAATGGGAATCTTGTCGAGTCGAGGGTCTCAGACTTGATTCTGAACGGGATACTTGGCTGGCTATTGATCTCAGTCCCGATAGAAAACAAGCGGCGTTAGTCGCTAGCCAAAAACTCGAAGGTGATAAGTTCCAAGTCATACTGCTTCAGACTTGGTTCAATCCGTCTAACCTCGATGACAAATCTTTGGCTAATGACTTGGCGGATTGGGTGCGCAAGTATCCAGTCCAGCTCGTTGCCTATTCAGCGAGAACCGCTTCAGCCGTTGCTGCGCGATTAGCACCGGCAGGGATAAAGACTGAGCCGATAGATGGTCTCGACTACGCCCAAAGCTGCGATGAGTTACTGGGAGCAATCTCATCTCAGCGGTTGGCTCACTCGGGACAAGATGAGCTGACTAAACAATGCCTATCCGCTGTCAAGTTACCTTTCGGTGATGGCGGATGGGTAATGGGCCGCAAAGTCTCTAACGCGATTATCTGTGGAGCTGTGGCATCTGCTATGGCGACTCACTTCGCCACCAAATCAAATGATGGCGTAGATATTGTGATCTTGTAACACAAGCCCTTTACAATAAAGGCTCAATGGGTGCTATCAGAGATTTCTTTTTTCCACAAATAACCGCGCAGACACCGCAGAAGGTCAGCGACGTAACTGCCGCATTGACTCCGGTGCAAATCACCGATTCTGTCTATAACATTCTTGGTGGCGCTACTAATTCGACACGTCAATTGGCGATGAGCGTTCCTTCAGTCGCTCGCGCTCGCAATATCATCTGCGGAACTATTGGTTCGCTTCCTCTCACAACATTCAATCGGATTACCGGACAATATGTAGATCCGCACCGCGTTATCAATCAACCTGATCCTCGCGTTGCTGGCTTTGTCATCTATAACTGGCTTGCGGTATCATCGTTAAACCTTAAGGCGATGTCACCTGTACCCGTTCCTTTTGCGCTTACAATTAAAAGTAAATCTGTATAAGTTCCGCTTATCGAAGAAAAGGTAACTGTTGCGGCGTTACTGCTGAGCGTTGTCGTTGCAATCGGTTCGTATGTTGTAGCCATTATGCGCTCTTAATTCCGTATAGGGCGAAGTGGGAGTATTGAACGAAAGAACCTGAATCTAATCCAATATTTATTTCATTTATAGCATTTGTATTCATCCAAGCACCTGAAACCAATTCAATAGTGCCAGAACCATTGGCGTCACCGCCGTCTAATTGTCTAAAAGTTTTGTATTTATTTGTATTCGCATAATCCAAAATGTCAGCAACGCCTACTCCAAAAGTGCTAGTTGCTGTTGGTAATCCAGCAAGACCGAAAGTGTAAATCTGAGTTTGTGAAGAAGAACCCGAAGCAGATGCACTAGAACCATCACCCGCAAGGCGATGCCGTCCAGAATAGTTAGAACCAGAATCATTATTGAATCGAAAATAGATAGAAGATGTGCTGCCTGTTCGAGCAATGAATCTGACTTGTAAATGGCTATAAGTGCTAGGAATAGAACTAAAAGTAATCGTTGAACTTCCACCACTACCAACAGTCACAGTAGCAATAGACTCAAAATCACCTGCGGCTACTCGCGTAGAGCTGGCTAAAATACCTAGTATCGGCATTAGGCAAGGTCACCTACGACGTACCAAGAATCAGTTCCTACTTTGATCAGCGTTGCAGCTGAATATTGAACTCGCAATTTAGGAGCGGTTGCAGTTGCTCCGGTTGATGCAACAGTTACTCCGGCAGCTCCTTGAATTGTGACTTGTCCGGCACCAATGGCAATAATGTTAATTGCTGATCCGGTTGGAAAAGCGACTGAGGAATTAAGCGGAATAGTGTAAGTCTGTGCTGACGCGTTGGAAGCAGTAACGAGTTTATTGCGATTATCAGTCAAAACGAATGTATAGGTTGTGCCAGTCTGAGCATTAAGCGTTAATTGGCCTAGTGCTGAATCTACTGATGAGCCAAGTGATCTGATGGCTGATGCGCCGTCTTTAACCAGCGCTGTGTCATCTGGGGTCGTCCAGCCGAAGTTGGTCGTTGTTGCCATTAGCTAATTACTCCTGTCGCGTTTTGCCAAGTAAGTGTAGCGGACATAGTTGCCCAAGTGAGCGTAGGCGCCACATCTTCCCAAGCTTCTGTAAATGTGTTGAACTCTGCTGGACTCATATTCAAGGTTACATAGAGGCCGCCAACCGAAGCCCTAAAAGACCAACCTTCGACAAAGCCCAGAAACGAGCCACCCGATATATTGGCTGGAAGGTTATTGATAGCGACGGGTAGGCCCATAAAGATATTAAGTAAGGCGTCTCGATCTGTGTCGTCAATTTCAGACGACTGAAGCGGAAAGGTTATTGACTTAAATTCTGCGTAGGGGTTGGCTCGCAAGGCAATAACCTTGTCGGCAAAATCCTCAACGTCAGCTGCGTTCTTTAGATAGGACTGAAATTCCTCAGCGTATAGGCCGTAATTGGATTGGCTGGTTGTGTTCTCCGATAGGTATGAACTATTGAAATTATTGCCATAATTGACAGTCAGGGAATTGACAATGTTGCCCTGTCGAGTGACTGCGGAGATGCCAGAGCCAAGTGCGTGATTGCCGTCCAGCTCCGTATAGCCGTAAGTCTCAAGGTAATCCTGTCGGTGGCTAGCATCGGCGTATGAGATACGGCCTTGAGCGTCCTCGTATAAATACCCTAAAGCGCTTCGAGCAATTTGCGAAGCAATAGGGGCCAAATAAGTATCGGTAATTTGGCGGCTGACAAGGGTGTATTCGCCAGCATCAATCTCCCCTAATCCGACATTGCCAGCATTAGTCCAAGTAATCGTAGGATCATAAGCTGCCCAAGTTTCTGCCGGTGGAACTTCATTCCAAGATTCAAGCAACAAGTCAGACAACAATTCAGATATTTGAGCGCCATCAAGACCTTCGGCTAAATTGCCATCAAATAACGCTCTCTGCAATTTACTTAATGCGCCAAGCGCTGTGATGCTGATTCGAGTCACAGGCCCGACGCTTCCGGTTGAATTGACCTCAATGGCTAAGTCAGAAATACGTCCGCCAAATATTGGCACATAGGTCGCTGAACTGTCTTGAACTTCGATGGTGATGGAAGTATTGATAGTCCAGTTATAGACAGTATTGCTAGTGTTGATAAGCGTTAAATTGCAATACGCTGGCAAGGTATCAGCATTGAAATCAGAACGACCAGCCGAGATTGTTAAATTTGTGAGTGCTATATCGGTGACGTCAGTTCCATTGGCTTTAACTCGCCAGACTGGACTCCAAGAGGTCATAGGATCTGAGCAGCCGTTCTAATATCTGCACCGCCAGTTGTGCCGCGATTAGTTGAATTATTTAGGGCTAAGACAACGGCGCGAGTAAAGCCTTCCTCATCAATGACGCTTGGAGCATTGACATTAACGATTACGTTGCCGCGTTCTTCAGCAGCTCTGAATCCACCGACATCAAAATTTGAGGGGATAGGTTGATTACTCGGTGTTAGAACGCTTGGAATTGTGATGACTGGTGCGCCGGAGCCGCTTCCCGTCCCAGTACCAGTTGCGCCACCCACTCCAGCTCCAGAGCCAGTACCAGCACCCGTAGATCCACCAATTATGTTGCCGCCGGTCGTGCCGCCAATATTGGCACCAAAAGGAGCGCCACTTCCAGTTATCGTATTGCTACCCGTATTTGCGGTTGAACCAAAAGTTAATTTGCTTAAGGTTGGGGTATCGGGGCCGCTCGTCAATAAGTTCTTTGCTCTGATTATTGCATTGATTCCGCTGATGGCTGCATTGATGATTGGTTCAAGAGCTTTGATTGCAATTGAGACTGCATTGACAATAACTGACGCCACAGTTGAAAGTCCCTTGAGACTATTAACTAATGTGTAACTCAAGAATGGAACTAATATGTCTTTTGCAAAATCATAGACGCCTTTAATTGCTTCGCGGTTATTACGAAAAGCCGCAACGACTGGATCAATGGCTGACTCTTTAAAAGACTTTAATGCTGGTATTGCCGTTGTGGTAATAAAAGTCAAAAACTTTTCTAACAAAGGCAACAAGAATGTGCCAAGCGTTTCTTTGGCTTCATCGAAGGCCACTTGCACTCGGGCTATTTTGCCTTGAAATGTTTCGGCTTGAGTTGCAGCTGATCCGCCAAAAGTCGTGCTTAACGTTGAAATGGCGCCTTCAAGTCCTAATGTTTTGATTTCGGTTGCCGACAACCCGACTCCAAGCCGCACCAATGAAGCGGTATTGCCTTCATAGGCTTTACCAAGTGCGTTGGCGACTGTCTCAACGTCCCTACCAGTTGCCGCGCTTATATCTAGGGCTAGTTTCAATAAATCTTGAGACTTAGCCACATCGCCGGTTGCAATAGCCAGTCTTTGTAAAGCTGGTCGTAATTTATCGTCAGCTACGCCAGTTGCTAGTGAAGTCTGCAAAATCTGTTGTTCCACAGCTGCGATTTGAGCATCTGTTGCAGTTGTGACATTCTTTAAAGCGTTCTCAAGGCGCTTCTGTGCAGCCTCATCTTCTATCGCCGCTTTGACACCATCAACGGCTAATTTAACCGCGTAGGCAGCAGCCGCAGCGGCGGCGGCAGCAAACGCCGCTTTTGCAGCAGCACCAAATTTCTCAACCTGTCCTGCAAATCCTGTAACTTCTTTTTCGCCAGCGTTTAATTTCTTTTTAAGGTCATCAACATCAGCAAGAATGGATAACTTGAGCGTTCTACTTCCAGCCATTATTTATCCCACTCCTTCAGAATCTTAGAAAACGCATCTTCCCACTTGGCGATCAATTGAGGCTGAATTTTGCGAAGTGCTGGATAGATGAAATAGCCAGAATTTCCTCGCCCTTTGCGTGGGGTGCGTCGTGGGAACTGACGATAACGATTAGATCCGAATTCGTAACCTGCCCAGAGGTCTTTAGTTGATCCGCCACCAGAGAAACGCTGAGTCGCGAATCCATAAGAGAACTCGCCAACCTTCGAGGTCTTGGAAACTTTAACGCCAGTTGTAATGCGATCGACAACGGCTTGTCCAAAGGTTCTTGTGATGCCGTAGGCCTTGACTTCGTTGGCGGCATATTGAGCCAGCGCAAAGCTCTCGCGTTTAGCCGCATCAACAGCTTCATCGTCCATCGCTTTGAACGCGGTAATGATTGAACGAAGTTCGCGCTTGTCATAGCTGATTGGTTCATCTGCCACCTTTGCGCTCCTTCAATATCTCAATCGCCGTTAGAACTTGGTCTATGTCAGTCCATTCGCTCATCGGAATACCGGTTGCAATTGCAATCTCGATTATTAGTCGGTTGATGCTTCCGGCTTCGAAACTTTTGGGCTGTCATCTCCAATCGTCATTTCTTCTACCGATAACTCCCACACTTCTTGGGACTTTGTCGGTTTCCCAGCCGCGTCTCGCTTGTAAGCAAAATAGGCTAGGTCGAGGAAGTCCGCTTGTTGGTAAGCCGAAATATCCTTCATCGAATAAATTGACTTACCAGTTTTGCGTTCCCACTTCGCCCACTCTGGGAGTCCAGCGTTGTAGGTGACTTCCTCGCCATTCGTATATTTAATTGTGATTGATAACTTCATCTCCCGATGCTCCGATCTCTTAGCTGAAGGTCTCTGTTACTGCGCCATTCTTCACTTTGAAGGTGAATGAAACTGTTTGTGCATCAATACCAGAACCACCAGCAGTTGGGAATTCTGGAAGAATATCGAAAACAAATTGAGCGCCAGTTGCGGAAGTCATTGTGACTGTGATGCCGGTATCTGGTGCGGATTCTGCCGCAGTCCAAATTGCTTCGCATACGGAGTTTGCTTTGCCCCAGTCTGCGAGCATATCGAGTTGGAAGGACCCCTCAATGTTCACTGTCTTGTAAGCCTCGCCGTCGAGAGTCTGATACGTCTCGCGAACGTTGGTCTTGGTCAATACAGCGTTTGTCGCTTGGGCTTCGATGTCCGTTCCACCTGTGAAAGACAACGAAATATCGCGACCGGTAATTACTGTGGTTGCCACTATTTCTCCTAGTTAGTTTGTGTGTAATAGGTGGAAACGCGAATATCTGCAACCAATAAATTGACTGCACCCACTTGCGTAACCGATGGCCGTTCTACTGGGCCGACTGTGTAGCCGTCTGGTATCACTGCCAAAACTGAAAATATCAGCTGCTCAAGATTATCGAGAGATGCTGGATTGGAAAGATAAGCGACTCCGCAAGTAACTGTCATATTGATCTTGGCGTGAATTGTGGAGTCATTGATTGTGTTTAATTCTAAATAAGGTGAATCTGGGACAAGGATAACGGCTGGAACTTGAACCGCTTCGGGCACATAACTATAAACGTTGGCTGAAACGCCAGCTAGCGCGGTTGCCAGGGGTGTGCGGATAGAAGATAAAACTGTTGATGCGGGCATTAACCCACCATCGCATCAGTATCGAGATAGGGCCCGAGAAGGCCAGTTACCTTTGCCAATAAATTCTTAGAAAGTCTGTAAGGAGTGACTGCAAAATCTACGCCTTCAATTGATCCACCGGCAGCGGTTCTGGCCTGGAAGATTTCGACAGATATAGCCAAAACGGCAGCTTCGACGTTGGCATTTCCCACATAGGTTGAGAGGCCAGAGAGCGCAGCGTTTCCTGCTGGGATAATGTTCTTTTCCAATACGTCAGCATTTGTGATGGCGGCGGTAAATACATAAGGGCCAATTAAATCATCTGTAACTGTGTGAGTGCCGTTAAAAGGCGCTCCGACACTTGTGATGACAACGGATTGGCCTTCGGTGAATTCGTGAATTGTTGCGGTGTGGAAATAGGCAACGTTATTACTTAATTCGACTTTGTTAATTTTACTTTGGAACGTGACAAGCATTGGAATGACGATGTTCTCGGATGCGTCACAAATATCATCAAGATAAGCGTCTGAATAAAGGGATGACGAGACGCCAAGAATTGTACGCAACTCGCTAGCTGTAACAATTGTTGGCATCTCGTTTCCTTTCGATTTAGAGGGTGACAGGCCAGCTCGGGAGCGGACTGGCCGTCACTTTTAGGGTTCTAACTACGCAACCATCCAGCGGTATGCACCTGCGCCGACCTTTGTAGCCAATGCGCCGTAGCCATAGTAAGCCACTTCGATTTGACCATTAAGAGCAACGTTTGTCTGAAGACGGAAACGTGAGGATTCATACCAAGTGTATGAATCTGGATTGATAACGATAATGGTGTTGTCGCCAACGCCGGAACCTGTTGTGAGGTTACGATCAACGCGGAAGTTCAAGCCGAGAAGATTTCCGGTTGCTGATCCAGCACCAAGATTTCCGCCCTGATTCATATTGCCAATGAGGTTCTGATAAATCGGACGTCCTGCATCAGCGAGGTTTTGAATCGCGCCCCATTGCTGAGGTGATGCGATGATGTTTTGAGCAAATCCGAGAGTTCCAGCGTAGATTGAAACGCCAGCATCGGAGATGAAGTCGAGAAGACCAGCAGCATCGAGAGTGCGGTTTCCGCCGTCAGTTCCGCCAGCAATAAGGCCGGTTACAACTGCAACGTCGGTTGCCTTTGCGTATGCGTACTCCATTTGACGAACTAATTCATCAAAGAACGCTGGTGAAGAACGATCAAGAAGTTCGACGGAGAAAGTTTGTCCGCCAGCATACTTCTTAACGGATACTGAAAGGAATTCGTTGGTCATTCCTGTTTCATCAATTGCAGCAGCTTCGGATTCTTCGCCTACTGTTGGAACTGCGGTGATTTTAGGAATTTCGAAAGTCATTCCTGCATCTGGTAGAACGCCGCGAGATACCGAATCAACGGCTGGGCGGTCTGCATTGGATAGTGGGTTGATGACCTCAGTCAATTGACGTGTTGGAACGAGACCAGCGTTGTTGCTTGTGGTGTCATCTGCAGCCATAACGTATTGACGTGCAGCATCATCACCGAGCTTAGCGCGAACGCTATTCTCAAGATATTTTGCCTTAGTAAACTCAAGGCGAGGTGTTGTGTAGAAAGCTGGGCGTGAAGCCGAGACAGTTTCTACTTTAGCTGCTTCTACCGCTTCTTCTACGGCAGGAGCAGGAGCGGTAGTGTCTGACACTTGTTCTCCTTCGGTTGGGTTCTCTGCTTCAGCGGTTGCCGGAGCAGAATCTTCTTTGGGTGCTTCGTTTTCGGAAGCTGCGACTTCGCTAACGCGAGCGCTGTCAATTGCTGGATCAGTTACAAGAGAAACTTCATCAAGGGTTGCTGACGTAATAAGCATCGTTCCCTTGTTGTTTGTCCATTCGTTAATTTGTGCGCCGACGCTGAATCCATCGCGTAGGCCTTCGGTTGCTTCAACTAGCGCATCTTCGCCAGCCATTGTGTTAGCAATCTTAAAGGTTGCAACGATTCCGTTTGAGGTGACTTCGTGGCTCATCAACTTGCCAATTGGGCGAGTGCGATCGTGTTCGAGAAGCAATTTAACCGGCTTCATTTCAATTGAGTCAGCTGCGAAAACTGTTGGCCCGACAGAGGTATTACCCTGCTCGTTCCAAGTAACAATTGTTCCGCTAATTGTGCGCTTTACTGTATCGGCCGCAGTTACGACCATAGGCATCTTAATTTTCATTAGGGATTAAATCTTCCTCTCTCTGAATCTGCTCGATGCTCATTGCGCCGATGCGATTTAAGATTTCATATACTTGCGCTCTCTCCAAAGCGTTACCGCGCAAGAAGTCGTCCAACGCAAAGCGCACCATTACTGGGTTAGGGACGAAATCTGGGAGTGAGAGCCTTTCCTCAATTGCCTTCAAGATTGGGCGAAGTGAGAAATCAACTAGTGAGCGCCGCTCAGACACAGCGTTTGAGTAAGTCATCGAAGTCGTTTCGGCGCTCAAGAAGTAGGCTGGGATTCCGCAAGCCCGAGCCAATTCTAAAGCCACATATTGACGAGCTTCGGCAAGTTGTAATGACTTTGGATCAAAGCCAAATTCTTTAAGATCAACGTCTGCATTGAGGAAAGCCGTTGAGCGAGATTGACGAGCTGTGCGCCAAGCGCTGAGAAGTGATGAAACTCTTTCGGCAGTTAAGTTAGTGCCGTTGCTCTTAAGAATCATTGAAGGGTTTGGCTCTTTGGCGTAATTAACCGCTGCGTTTTCAAGATACACAGCTGCGCTGATTGTTTTTCCAGCGCGGTGCAATAATCCTTCATCTGGGCCATCAAAACGAATAAGTGAGCCGACTCCAGAATTTGGAACAGCCATTCCATCAACTTTGTATGACTCAATTACAGTATTGCGGAAATCTGTATCAACTGTGACGCGCTCAGGGCTGACGCGAGTCCAAGCTCTTACTCGACCGCCATCGGTTGTGGAATACATTTCCAAAACTTGTCCGTAGCCGACGCCATATAGCCAAATATCTTCGGCAAGCCAGTTATAGATTACGAAGCCAGCAACGCGAGGATCTGGTTGGTTAATAACGCGGTGAGGATCTACATATTGTCCGGTAATGCGATTGAAAGTTGTTAGTGGCAGTGATCCGATAGTTCCGCAGATGATATTTCTAGCGCGAGCAACGGAAGGAACGCTCATAGCCAATTGCCGAGTTGAATTGGTAGCGCCGCCCAGAATGTTATAGACGGAATCGGTGATTTGAACCGGAGTTAGTGCGGCGGTAACGTCGCTGACCTTTTGCGGTGTTTGCGCAGTTACTTGTGGAAAGAAGAAATCTCTGATAGCACCCATTGAGCCTTTATTGTAAAGGGTCTGTGCTACAGAATTACTATATCCGCACCATCATTTGATTGAGTGGCGTAATGAGTAGCCAGAGCAGCGGCGATTGCTCCGCAGATAATTGCATTTGAGACTTTACGGCCCATTACCCATCCGCCGTCACCGAAAGGCAACTTGACAGCGGATAGGCATTGTTTAGTCAGTTCATCTTGTCCCGAGTGAACTAACCGCTGAGATGAGATTGCTCCCAGTAACTCATCGCAGCTTTGGGCGTAGTCAAGACCATCTATCGGCTCAGTCCGAATTCCTGCCGGTGCTAATCGCGCAGCAACGGCGGAAGCGGTTCTCGCTGAATAGGCAACGAGTTGGACTGGATACTTACGCACCCAATCCGCTAAATCATTAGCCAGAGACTTGTCGTCGAGATTAGACGGATTGTGCCAAGTCTGCAGAAGGATAACTTGGAACTGATCTCCCTCGAGCTTCTGACTAGCGACTAACGCCGCTTGCTTTCTATCCGGACTGAGATCAATCGCCAGCCAAGTGTCCTTCTCGGGATCAAGTCTGAGACCCTCGACTCGACAAGATTCCCATTGAGACGGATTGATGACTGGATTGATGGTATCAACCCATTGGCATAAGACCTCTGTGCGCACAATATCTTCGGGGTCTGACAACACGGCGCGGATATTGTCAGGGTGGACTGTGTAGCCAAGTGACGGATTGGCTTGACAGACACCTAGCCAAAAGTCTGATGAGTTATCGAATTTAATTCCTTGAGGTGCGCTCCACTCGAACCAGCCAATATCATCAGAGCCGCCGTGAATGGCAGCGTAGGCTCGCTCGCGTAATTTGTTCAAGACTATCGAGTGCTGATCTCCGGCATTTGAATAAACCCATATTTGAGGATTGGGACTAGCCATCTGGGTGTAACGCAAGGCAGACCACACATCTTCGTCTTTATATTCGCGAGCCTCGTCTAAGTGGATAGTTTCAGGGGCGGCGATACCTCGACCGGCTGAGTTATTGGCTCGAACGATATATCGGCGGCCTTCGGTAAATTGCAATTCTTGAAATCCCTTACTTTCCAGCTTCTTAGTAAATTCGGCGGCCAGTCGGGGAGTCTGCTCGATAATTCCGTAAATTTTGTAAAACAATTCGGCTGAAGTTGTCAGCTTGTGAGCTGTGTGGACTTGTAATTTCTCTTTCAAAACGTAAATTCTAAACAGGATTTGAAGCGCCATAAAGGTTGATTTACCTTGTTGTCGGGCGCATAACAAGGTGACAACTGGGTGAGCCCATCGGCCGTCCGGTTTGTATTTGAGCGAGTGATGGGCCAGCCATTGTTGCCAAGGTAGCAGTTCATAACCGATTTCTTCGCAAAACTTAATCATTTGCTCGCCGTGAGAAGGTAAATCGCTCAGTTTTGTGTGAATTCGAGGGTTTGGCACACCTCGGTAAGCCGATTCGTCCCTAACTCGGGCGATCTCTTTAGATAAATCCATTAATTCCCAGATTCGTCCAGATAATGAACGGCCGAGCCATTTTCATACCGCAACAATTCACGAATTCACCGAAGGTCAATCGGTTGTAATCACAAGTGTCGGAGCGCCATTTAACGGCACTCACACAGTCACAGATGATTTAATTGGCCCGTATGTATT